TCTGCACAGCGTTTCTCTCTAGCTAGCTTCATTACTCGGCTGACCTTGCGAGCCATCCGCTGTTCTTCACTACCGGGATACTGACTATCAAAGATGTCTTCCATCGCGATGGAATCAGAAGCCGCGTAAATCTTAGCTTTGAATGTGGTAGAGGTACGATCAAACCCGCCAATAGTAGTGCGTGATGCACCGGGAGCGCGTTCTAGATCGAGGCCAGCACCAGCACCCATAAAGTTACGAGTTTCCTCTAAAAGTAGAGTTCCTGAACGTTCTGGAATAGTGATGTTTTCAATGACCTTATCAGCGATAAGTTGGTTATCACTAGGCACAGCCTCAACAACTAGACTGCTTAAGATCTCGTCGACTGGATGTAAATTAGAATATGAACGAGCCATGTTTTAACTCCTTAAGTATTGAGGCTGGTAGGACCTACAAATAATACTTTGATCTGGTCACCTGCTGAGGCTGAGGTTTGGTTGATGTTTGGGATAACTCTAGCGACGGGGTAGAAGGTGGTGTCACCTGACTCACATGGCTGGACTTTTCCGGCTGTGGTCGCAGAGAGAATAGGGCTTGAACTAAATGTAATTGGCTCACCAGCAATAACGCGAGTGATACCGTTTACAAGTACCTCAACAGACTCACCAGATGCACAAGCACGCTGAGCCACACCAACAACTTTTTCATCTGTGGCCGCTGTGGTGATCACGACCTTACCAGCCGCATTGAGTGAAACAATAGCATACTCTGTGATAGCTTCAGCAGAGACAAAACTTACAAGATTATCTGTGTTAGCCATGATTAGCCTCCAAATACTTGGTTGTAAAAGTCAGCGTTATTAGCTCTGAATTGAGTTAACGCTTCTGAATAGGAAATACTCTTTTCTTTAGATAGTTTCTTTACTTCAGCATCTAGAGCACGTTTGTTGATTTCACGACGACTAGCACCATGTCCTACTTCAGCGAGTGGTACAGTTGAACCAGTACTACGCTCGTTAAACATCTGCCAAAACTCTGGTTGTAGCTCTCTAAGTTGCCAAGCCTTACCGGCAACAGTCTCCTCAGCTGGTGAGATTCGACCATCACGCAACAAGGCACCAACGGCCTCACGTTTTTCAATCTCAGCCTTCTCAGCTTCAATAACTTGAACGCGCTCTCTCAAAGCATGAAGCTCATTTAAAAGAGTGGGATTGATAGACTCACTTAACTTATAGTCTTTCTTCTCCATCATCTTTTTCTTTTCTTCCTCTTCGGCAAGCTTCTTTTTCTTGTCTTCCTCAGATTCAGTCAACTTCTCCTCATCTTTTTTAGACTCGGTGAGCTTTTCCTTTTCGTCGTCTTCTTTTCTTAAAGAAGCTTCTGAGTCTTGTTTCATCTTTTTAATCTGGTCTTCAAGTTCTTTGACCATTTCATCTTTTGCCATGAGCATCGCTCTAAGCTCATCAACTGACATACTTTCAATGTTATCCATTTCAAGCCTTTCATTTAGTATGACCCTGTCAATTTGGTCATGTGATTGTGCCGGTCTAGGCGTTAAAGTAACGGCTAGGAGTTGAGCATCACCAACTTTAGCACCGCCTAAACGGTCATAGACTTCACCAGCTAAGAACTCTGGAGAGCTCCACAATACGCCTCCTGCATCTTGCACCACTTTTAAGCCGCGCGAGTTATAGGCTGGGATTGCATAAAGCCCATCCTCTTTTAGTTCTAAGTCGATGATTAAACCTAAAGCGTTCCCTGACTCTGGTGGAGCTGGTGAGCCGCCTTGATAGGGTGAAGTTGCGTGTTGCCAGTCTATAACCACCGGGTCCTGGTCTTTACGCTCTTTAAATACTCTGACCATTTCAGCCAGCATAGACATATCAATTTCTTTGCCAACGTTCTCACCACTCATTCTAGATGAGACTTGGCCTAGACCTAAGGTTTTAAATGGTCGGCCTACGGTGAGATTCTCTGGTATGTTATATGCAAATACTGAAGACTCTGAGAGTGCTCTCAAAGCTTTTGTTTTAGAGTCAGCTGTGTTCATTTGTCTTACTACTTTCTTAGCCCATGTAAAGCCAGCATCGCCACCCCATCCATGCCAAGCCTGCCAGCCTTTACCCTGGTCAGACCAAGTAGAGCCTTGCTTATCAACTTCATGCCTTGTGAAGTAATTGAGCATCCTTCTAACTGTATCCGGGCTCATCGCTTTACCATTGGCTAAGTCTCTGGCTCTGGCTATACCGACGCTGGTCATGCCACGTTGTGATTGTGGCTTAGATGCTCTAACTTCTAGGGCTCGTTTACCGGCCTCTTGAGCACCCTTAGGTGGTGTAAAGTCGATATGAGAGTATTTATCAGGAATCGCTAAAAGCTCAGCTTTTTTATCTGATTCTCTGTGCTGTGGGTGTCCTTTAGGCAGTAGGTCTAGATCACTGGTGTAAGCTTTTTTTCGTTGGCCAGTTGCTACTAGTTTTAAGAATGTTCTCACCCTTGCTAGGGCCCACTGATTCCTAGTCATGCCCGGCCTATGAGAAACACTAAAAGCACCGGCCCCACGTCTATAAACGGCTTTGAGTGCACCTAGATCAACACGACGTTTGGCCGCCTTAAACTTAGCATTATGCTTGTCTCTCATGTTCTCTAGAGCTTTTGTAGCTTGCTCACTGATAGAGATGCCACCACGCGCCCCACTGGCAGAGCCTTCAGGATTAGACTTACTGCCCTTGATTCTATCTTTGGCTGGTGCTGGTGTTTGGGCTTGGGTGCGCTTCTTAATTGCTTTTACCATGTCGTTTTCTCGCTATGATCTGTTCAGCAAGGGCAGAGACTCCACCTGAGCTACCCATGTTAGAAGTAGCTACCCTTAATGAGGCCGTTCTCTCTGCCTCCTCAGGTAACTCACCTGCACCTAGACGAGCTCTGATGTTGCGCTCTAAATCATCATCTGGAGTGAGTAAACCAGCTGTGACTAAGCTTGGTAACATTCCCAGCGAATCAGCCAGATCATCTGTGTCTAGCCCGGTGTGAACTAAGCGAGGTAGTTTACTTTGCTCAATGGCTCCATAATTCCAGCGAATCAACCGGCCTATTGTACCACCTCCACGCCTATCTGGTCCGCTTACTTGAGCCGCGACTAAGTCACAGAGATTAATAGCCGCTCGCCTAAACACTGACAAGTGGATTTCACCCACTGCCCTGGCACCTGTATCAGTCTGGCCTAAGTCGGCAAACTGAGAGAGGAAGGCCGCCGCGATTTGTGAATCACATTTAGTGATGATGTTAATGGGGCCATCTGCATAAAGATTCGGCTGTGCTGCATACGTCTCAAACTTAACAGCAGAGTTCTCAACTAGATAGCTCTGTTCAGCACTGATAAAGGCTTGTGCTTGGGCTTCTGCATCATCAATCATAGCGTCGATGTCACCATCACTTAAGCCGATTGATTCAGCCGTTGAACGGTCTACAACTACTTTAGGAGTTGGTACTGCCCACCTATCTAAGCCAACACACATCAAGTTACTGACTCTCTGCTTAGTACGCCACCACCACCATACTGGGCGCAACATTCCCACACCCTCGAAATTAGAGCCGGTCTTGTTGAGCGTGAGGAGTAATAGCTTATTGGCTGGGATGGGTTCAGGAACCTTGCCAGAACCTACCATGTTTTGTAGTACCCCGTCTAAATGCTGGTCATCCCTCGATAGCCATCTTGAGTGGGCAGATGGTTCTCTGTCTGCATAGTGACTCAACCACACTCTGACTTTACCAGTAGAGTCAGGGCCTACTTTGTAAATCTCTTCAGCGTAGCGATAACCGACAGGGACAAACTCAAATAGATAACTAAGCTGATCTTCCCAGCTCATTATCATCTGGCCGCTGTTACCATCAAAACCATAGGCCTCGTTGGCGTACCTGGCTAACTCTTCGCTTACTATGTCACCTTCTACACCTGGCTCAAAACGCCAACTAGCAGAGAGTAGAGTTTGCCTGAGCATATGCCATGAGCGTCTAACTATGGGATCAGTCCTAAGCATATCCTCAGCTTCTTGCACCCAGTTGAGGCCGGTGAGCTGTGGGTTGCTCTCTTTAGAAATCACTCCACCGTTTAATTGGGTTCCGCTTATGCCTTTAGTTCTGAATCGTGGCGATAGAGCTCTAATGTGTCTTGGAGCCTTACCATCATCATGTGGATTAGACATAGCCAACCCTTCAACGTGATTGATTAAAATTGAGCCTATTATATTATTTTACTGAACAGTTGTCTAGTAGTTGACCACTGCAGAATAAAAGCATACATTTATAATGTTCTCTCCTTGCTGATATTGGGGTTAACGATTCACTAGAACAGATCAAAACTTGGCGGTGGTGACTGCTCTAGTGGCTATTAGTAGTTATTAAGATAAGAGATGATTGGTCCATCCCTTAATAACTACCTATGTCTAGTCTTCTGGCTTTGGCTGTGCTGGTAGCCACTGATCAACCACTTCAGGTAATTTCACCTCATCATCATTGGCTGGGTGCTCAAAGCCATTGAGAACGCTAAGACGCTCGATAATCGCAAACTGTAGAGCCGCCTGTTGTTCTCTCAGTAGTTGCATCTGGATGTTAGCATCCCTTAGACGCGCTATGAGTGCAGCTCTATCAGACTCCTGAGCCGCTAACTTGTCTTTGAGGTCCTCAACTTCAGATGGGTCCCGACCACTGGCGATAGCAATCATTGAAGATATTGAGCCGGTTATCATGCCCAGTATTCCAACGAGTACATCACGATTCTCATCTACTATGCTAACTCGGGCCAAGAAGACAATCAGCCCCATCACTAACAGCATAAAGAAGATTGAGAACCACCAACCACGCTTATTCTTTTCGTACTCCTCATTCATTCCACCACTCCTTAATCCATTGTTTGATGAAGGGGTAAAGTAAACAGATGATGTAACCTAAGCTCAACCAGAATGAACGCCACAGTATCCACCATGCCCACTCTTTAAGCCTTCTATGTCTTGCTTTGGATTTAATCTTACCGGGTCCGCCTAGCCTCTTCGCTTTCTCGTTACCCTCAGGAGGTTGTAGTGATTCGATGGTGACACCCACAGCATAGATAGTCTGAGGTTGTCTAACACCTTTAAACTGATAGAGACCAACACAAGCATATCTAGTACCTTTTGGTGTGTGAGGATTAGCCCGGCCTTTAATCACTTGGAAAGCTTGCTTAGTTAGTAGCACTTGACCAGCTCTACACATAGACATTGTCCTAGCCGCTAAATTCTTACTTAAGCCCTCTAACTCAATCGGCTTAGCACCTGAGAGCACTAGTAACTCATGTTGTGTGACCTCGATCACTTGGCCCCAATGGATGCCGATTCTAGCATTTAGATGGGTCTTGGCTGGTATTGTCTTCTGATAGTTGAGAGCAAAGTTGAGGGCATCTATAGGCCGCTCAAACGACAAAAGGAAACCATCTGACCTATCTATTTCTCTACCATTGAACTTGTAGAGCATCGAGCGTGAGAGTCTATCATGATACTGTAACCACTCAGCCGCCTTCATTGCGCCTACTCGCCTTACAAAGTCAGTTGAGCCAATAAGGTCCAGTAAGACAATGGCTAACAGTCTCTCTTGATAGTGCTCTTTCTCCACTGGTTACTCCCAGCTGATCACCTTAATGTTATGCTCGATAAGGTAAGCACAGCCTGGCGAATCTCGATCATGCTTAGTAGTGTATACTTGAGTTATACCGGCGTGATGAATTAATTTAGCACAGTTTAAACATGGTGGCCTAGTCACAACCAACCACGCGCTCTTAGTGGCATGACCATATCGTGCAGCGTTACAGATGGCGTTGGCTTCTGCATGGTGGCAACCAACCTCAACCCTAGTACCACTGACAATCTTTTGCTCATCACGATGACAGACAGTACCTCCACATAACTCACCTCCACCTCTCGGTGCTCCATTGTAACCATCTGCCAAAGTTACCCATGTATCTGGCTGAAATAACATAGCTCCAACTTTAGCGCGT